TGGCCACAGTGTCAGACGGCATAGTTACCGGCGTCACAGTGACCAATGGTGGTAGCGGTTATTGGTATTTGCCCAATGCAGGTATGGGTGCAGGCATTTACCCAAATAATCCTAACCAAACAGGTGCTGCGGTTATAATCAGCACAGGTTATGTGGTCGACCTTCTTTATAGATAACACCAAACTCTCTTGCGGCGCATGGACAAATCTGCTATAATAGTAGCATGATTGATGTGGTTTCCTTTTTACCTGGCAAACGAAAACAAACAGCAAGTGGTTGGATAAGCTTCAACGCACCTTGTTGCGTTCATCGTGGCGACACACAGGACAAAAGATCGCGTGGCGGTATTAAACCTAGCCCGGATGGATCATGGAGTTACCATTGTTTCAATTGTGGATACACTGCTAGTTTTGTGTTGGGCCGAAACTTAACATTCAAAGCTCGTCGGTTACTCGAGTGGATGAATGTGCCACAAGAAGAAATTGAACGGATCAATCTTGAAAGTTTAAAGCACAAGAGTATAGAAGGTTTACTGGGTGAACGTCAGGACGTAATAAACAAATTACAGAATATTGAATTTGAAGATCGAGACTTGCCGGCAGATACACAACCGTTGAATGAGTTTGCAGAAGAATATTTACAAAAAAGATGTGTTCCGTTGGACTACCCGTTTCTATATAAAACAATGCCACGACGTGGTGTTGTAATTCCGTTCACACATAACAATCAAGTAGTAGGACACACCACACGATTTTTAGATGATCGTACACCAAGATATATTCAAGACATACAATCGGGTTACGTGTTTGGAACAGATTTACAAAAGAATACATGGCAATCAGTAATTGTAGTCGAAGGTGTATTTGATGCACTCAGCATCAATGGCTTGGCTGTGTTACATGCAGAGATCAATGATGCACAGGTTAGACTAATACGCAGTCTAGGACGTGATGTTGTAGTTGTACCTGACCAGGACGAAGCCGGTATGCGGTTGGTAGACCGTGCTGTAGAACTAGGGTGGGCAGTGAGTATGCCTAATTGGCCCGATGACGTCAAAGATGTAAACGATGCTGTGATTCGTTGGGGTAAACTTGGAACTTTGCTAACTATAATGCAGGCCCGAGAAACCAGTCGAATTAAAATAGAACTAAGGAAAAAGCAACTTGTTAAACGACTACAAAAATAATACAGAAAATTCTAGTCAATTGACATCACCTAGAGTGGTTATTACCACGGTGCCATTTATTGATGAAGGTACTCCAATTGCCGCACCAGCAGTATTAAAAGCATCCTTACAGGCCAATGGAATTGACTGTGTGGGCCTTGACCTTAACATTGAAATATACAATAAAATACAACATTATACTAATAGGAATTTGTTTCTTGATTTTTTCTATAAACAAATAATAAACGAAGAAATCATTGAAGAACTGACCAAGATGTTGGATTTTTATGCGGTAGAATTATTGTCTCACAAGCCCGACATTATTGGACTAGCACTTTTTTCCAAAGACAGTCAAGTCTTTACTGCATGGTTGTGTGCTGTGCTACGACAACACGCACCTGGAGTCAAAATTGTGATTGGTGGTTCCGGTCTCGAAACTCTAGAAAATTCTTTATTCAAATTTCCAGACCGTCTCAAAAAATTAGGATTAATTGACGACTATATCACCGGCGATAGTGAAACATCATTGGTTGAATACGTTCAAGGAAATTATTCTTATCCGGGCATCAATTCAACCAGTTGGCAACCTAACAAGTTTTTTGACCAATTACCTGGTCCAAATTTTTCAGACTATAGATTTTTCAAATACGAATACACACTATTGCCCATTGTAGACAGTCGTGGGTGTGTGCAGGCTTGTGAATTTTGTGACGTTATTGAGTTTTGGACCAAGTTTCAATACCTCTCAGCCGAAAATATCTTTAATCAAATGCTACAACATATAACAGACTATCGTGTATATAGATTCCAGTTTGCCAGTAGCATCTGTAACGGCAATTTGCGTGAATTTAAAAAACTTGTGCAATTGATAGCAAACTACAATAACAGTGTAACGGATCTGGAACAGATACATTGGGTAGGGTCGTTTATTGTAAGACCTGCCACACAACACAAAGAAGAATTATTCGAATTAATAAAACGTAGTAATGGATTTTTATTAACCGGTGTAGAAAGCATTGTGTCTCGTGTTAGAATTGCTCTTGGCAAAAAGTTTGACAATAATGATCTTGATCATCATTTGCAAATGCTTAAAAAATATGGAATTAGAACAAACTTATTAATGATCGCGGCCTATCCCACAGAAACAGTCGAAGACTATGAAACAGTTAACCAGTGGTTTAGAGATCATAAAGAGTATGCCAACATTACAATAGAACATGTCCAACTAACATTACCTGCTGTATTGGCCGGTACAGAATTAGAAAGAACAATTGATCTTAAACAATTCAATGACACAGAATTGCAAAGGCGACAACACGGAAAAAATCTCATTGGGATCCTTAAAGAATGCGGATACAAAGTAAAAACTTTCTTTTAACATTTACTGTTGAGCACACAAGTGATAACAATAACGTTATGACTATAGATGTCTACGGCGCAGACTTCAAGCCGTTGCCGGTTCAACGAACTATTAAAAATAATATAGAAACCATTGAAATTTCTACTTATTTGCCAAACAGAGTCATGTTGGTGTTAGCTGGAAAAATCAATCAAGACAACCAATCCATAAAACTTTTAAGTATGTCTTTGGCAGGTATAAAAATTAATAATAGCATTATGGTAAATCTAATAGATTATAGACCCATTCAAACAACAGAGACACCTGCCACAATACGCGATTATCTCAACAATGAATCCTGGAATCCAACACCATGGGATCAAAATGGATGTGTGCTGTTCGATATATTTGATCCAAACCCATTTTCTTACCTGCTGTATATAGGTAATAAGATACATTTTTAACTTGTGTCTACTATTTTTATATGTTATAATATTTTATGATTAAAGACTATTCTCTCGAAGTTCAAAAGCTGTTTTTGGAAATGATGTTGCAAGACGCAGAAAGCTATGTGCGTGTGCAGAACATTTATAATCCAGAAAACTTTGATCGTAGTTTACGAACTGCGGCAGAGTTTATTGCCCGGCACAGCGATCAGCACAAGACTTTACCTACAGTAGAACAAATTGCAGCCAGCACAGGTGTTAAACTCAACATCATTCCAGACCTGAACGAAGGACACTTTGAATGGTTCATGGATGAGTTTGAAGGCTTTACTCGTAGACAAGAACTTGAACGTGCAATTTTAAAATCAGCCGACTTGTTGGAAAAAGGCGAATACGATCCTGTAGAAAAATTAATCAAAGATGCGGTACAAATATCACTTACTAAAGACATGGGCACGGATTACTTTAGTGATCCTAGTGCTCGCATTAACAAATACTTCAACTCGGGTGGACAGGTAAGCACTGGCTGGCCACAAATGGACAAGATCCTATACGGCGGATTTAGTAGGGGCGAGTTGAACATTTTTGCTGGTGGATCTGGATCGGGCAAAAGTCTTGTCATGATGAACATAGCACTCAGTTGGCTACAAGCAGGACTTAGTGGTGTGTATATCAGTTTAGAATTGAGTGAAGAACTGTGTGCATTGCGAACTGATGCCATGTTGGCTGGTATGAGCACAAAGGAAATTCGTAAGGATATTGATCAAGCAACACTCAAGGTTAAGCTAGTATCAAAGAAAACTGGACAATATCGTATCAAAGCTCTGCCGGCTCAAAGCAACATCAATGATATTCGCAGTTATATCAAAGAAGTGCAAGTGCAAACAGGAATCAAAATTGACTTTGTCATGTGTGACTACTTGGACTTGTTGATGCCGGTCAGTGCCAAGGTTAGTCCAAATGATTTGTTTGTCAAGGACAAGTATGTTTCGGAAGAGTTGCGTAATTTGGCCAAAGAACTCAACGTATTATTTGTAACAGCTAGTCAGTTGAATCGATCGGCTGTAGAAGAAGTAGAGTTTGATCATAGTCATATTTCGGGCGGTATTAGTAAAATTAACACAGCAGACAACGTGTTTGGTATCTTTACAAGTCGTGCTATGAAAGAACGTGGCAAATATCAAATTCAATGTATGAAGAGTCGTAGCAGTACGGGTGTAGGTATGAAAATTGATCTAGATTACAACATTGAAACCATGCGTATCACAGATCCTGGTGAAGATGCTGGTCCAGTCAACTCTTTTGCCAAGGGTAATTTGTTAGACAGCATCAAAGCAAAAAGCACAATGATCAATAAAGAAACCATAGATGCTGACACCGGTGAAATTGGTCGAGTTACCGCCGATGTGCAAAGTGCCAAATTAAAACAACTGTTAGGGCAAATCAAATCCAATTAGTATTATACTGAATTAGTGCAGAATCTCACTAAATACTAAAAAGGTCCTGGCCCAAAATGCAAAAGAAAACTCGCAGTTTACTAGAAGAATTAGACTCAATGTATATTGAGCGCGATCAGCGCCATGTGATTGAAAACCGCGCATCTAATGTGATCGCCAGTGCTATACGCTTGTTAGAGCAAATCGACTCGACTTATACAGTTGAAGATGCTCAAAACTTACAGCGTAAATTGATCAACGCTATTAGTCAGCGTGATCCAGGTAAATTTACCCGCACTGTGAGACGCACCGATGCAAATTCATGAAATAACTCTAATACAAGAAGGGCTAGGCACAATAGCCAAACAAATAGGGTCCGACATTAAAAATGCTGTCAAAGCACCCATTGACAAAGCCAAATACCTTATGAAGGAACCTGGCTCGTTGACCAGCACAGGCGCATATAACAATGCCAGAGACAAATATTATACAGATTTAGTGGGTCAACGAAAACAAGCTGATCTAGGAGCATGGGCAAAAAATTTAGCCAGCGAATGGCTTAAACAACCTAGACCGTCATTGCAAACAACTGTGACCCAGCCACCGGTTACACCGGCAACACCTAAACCTACGGTTGCAGTAACACCCGCACCTACACCGGCAACAACTGCACCAACTGCCACACCCGGCTATGGTCCTGCATATAAAAACGTAACAACTAATGCACCAGCTGGTGTTCCTAATCCAATGGCCGCTACAGGATTACCACAACCAACTACTGCTAAAACACCTGCTGTAGCAACCGCAACGGCTACTGAACCTGCTGTGGCAAAACCTCGTACCGGTGGAAAACAACCTGGTGTGGTTAGTCAAACTCCTAATGCCATACGTAAACGTGCGGCCCGTGCTCAAGGAGCCGTTGCGCCAGGTCAAAATGCATTTGGGCAAATGGCCCAAACTTTAAGTGGTGCTAATAAGTCCAAGTCAAGCACAGGTGGCACAACAACACAGACGCCCACTGGCAGAGTTCATACCGCCAATCCCAAGGCAACAATGTCTACTGCAACCGCTGTGGCAAAACCAGCACCAAAATGGTTAACTCCTACAACTAAAATTAGTAAAGCAACAGCCGGTAAACCAACAGCAGATGAATATGCAAAACTGCAACAACGAATAGCAGACGCAAGTGCCAAGCAACAAGGTGTGACTGAAGCATTTTCTGACTTGCCGGGCACTAAACCTGCACCAGGCGGAAAGGTACCTGCCAGTGTCACAGCCAAACCTGCAGGGTTCAAGTCACCGCCTCCGTTGCAGACTAGATATGCTCAAAACTTTAAGTCTTGGGTGACATCAAAAGTTGCTGATAAATCTTCTGGCCTAGGGCTGGCTGATGTAGAAAAAATGCCAGAGATGACTCGTGCGTTAAATCAAGCATTGGCCAAGGTTGTTACAACTCAACAAAATCCCAAAGACAATATGGCAGCAGTAGAACAATATTTGTTAACGGTAGGTCAAGCCATGCAAAAATTGTCTGCTGAGCAAAAAGCAACGCAACAACAAAAAAATCCCAGACGCCAGGTATCGGGAATTACTCCATTATCGTCAATTATAAATCAAAATCAAATTGACGCCCTCAAGAAAAAAGGTGAGGATCCTGCCGGGGCACGTGAGATTATGCAAACATTGGAATTAAAATGATACAATCTTTACGAGAAGGCGGCAACGTATTTAAAAATAGCAAAGGCCAAGCTCTGACCCAGCGAATCAATCAGACTGATGTCAAGCCCACACTGGCCTGGCTTGAAGAATTGGTGCCAGGACTAGATTTACAAAGCAATACACTAGGATCCACTGGTATCAAAGACACGTCTGGCGATTTAGATATTGCTGTAGATGCTAACACAGTTACCAAAGAACAATTGGAAGCTAGACTTAAACAGTGGGCCGCTAGTCATGGATTCAAACCCGAAGACTATGTTAAAAAGTCTGGCACAGCAGTGCATTTTCTTACACCCATCATTGGCAATCCTGCCAATGGATATGTGCAAACAGACTTTATGTTGTTGAAGAATGTGGCCTGGTCAAAATTTGTGCTGGGTGCAATGCCAGCGGATTCCAAGTATAAAGGACGTGAGCGCAATGTGCTAATGAACAGCATAGCCAAAAGCATGGGTTACAAGTTGAATCAAATTGCTGGCATTGCAGATCGTAACACCAACGAGATCATTACTGCTGACCCGGACCAAGTGGCCAAGATGTTGTTGAATCGAACAGCCACACGGCAAGACTTAGCAAGTGTAGAAAACATATTGCAAGCACTCAGCACAGATCCTCAACGTGAACAAAAATTGGCTGATTTTAAAGCGCACATGGAACGTGAAGGCCTACCATTTATGGAAAGCACAGAGCTCGCTCCAGTTACTGGATATACAGAAGTAAATTTTCTAGCACGACTACGTGATCGTATTGTTAACCAAGGTATGCAGGTCATTGTTGAAGCTGAAGTGCAAGGTGGCCGTGCCAAAGGTATTGAACATCTTGAAGATTATGTGTTCCGTAACGGCAGTGCGGGCATTAAAAAAGCCATGGACATTGTCAAACAAACTGCGGCCGACACCGGTAAGACCACCACAGTCAAGTGGGATGGCAAGCCAGCACTGATATTTGGCCGTGATGCCAACGGAACATTTGTGTTGACTGATGTGTCTGGATTTGGGGCCAAAGGCTACAACGGCTTGTTTACAAGTCCTCGACAAGTTACACAACATCTGGCCGCCAGAGATGCTGATGCAGCTGCATTAGGCAAACCTGCTACTCGTGTAAGAGATCTTGCGCCAATATATGACAAGCTATGGGGCATGTTAGATGCCGCAGTGCCACCAAACTATAGAGGATTTGTGCAAGGCGATTTGTTGTATATGGACACTCCACCGTTGCAGGCCGGTAACTATGTGTTTACACCCAACACTATAGAATACAAAATTCCAGCCAACAGTGATGTGGGCAAGCGCATTGGTGCCAGTGAAGTTGGCATTGCTATGCACACTAGATATGCCGAACCTGGCGCAGCCAAGGAACCCATTGGCAACGTTAAATTTAAAACAGTTCCGGGATTGTTATTGTTAGAGCCGGTGTATGCCAAAGAAAATGTGCGACCAAACCAAGAATTGACACAGCAACTTAAAACCGTTTACAGCAGTCAAGGTGCTGCCATTGATCAACTGTTTAATCCCACAGAACTTCGTGCGTTACAGATCACTGACTTGCCCAA